AATATATGGAAGTTGTAATTTATACCCGAAGCGGTATGATATATCATTTATTAACTATAATTATACCCGAAGCGGTATGATAGCGGTTAACGTTACTCGGTTTTGTGATGTTGCCGAAAAAACACACCTAAAAATTTAAATTAAAGACAGATTATGCAAGTAGAAGACCGACTTGAAAATAAACCAAAAGTAGGCAATAGCACAAAACCGATGTTAGGTGCAGTTCCTGTTCACAAATTTTCTTACAATTGGAATTTAAAAGATGCCAACTTTACAAAAGACAAAGGCAAGGTATTTAGTTGTTTTGCTTGTGGTGGTGGTTCAACAATGGGTTATAAATTGGCTGGATTTGATGTAATAGGACACAATGATATTGATAAAAAAATGATTGAAGTTTATAAAGCAAATCATAACCCTAAATATTCATTTTTAGAAAGTATTACAACTTTTGCAAAAAGAAAGGATTTACCAAAAGAACTTTACGAACTTGATATTTTAGATGGTTCGCCACCTTGTAGCAGTTTTTCAATGGCTGGAAATAGAGAAAAAGACTGGGGTAAAGAAAAGGTTTTTAGAGAAGGACAAGCCGAACAAGTTTTAGATACTTTATTCTTTGATTTTATTGATTTAGCAAAAGAATTACAACCGAAAGTAGTAGTAGCTGAAAATGTAAAAGGTTTGCTATTAGGAGAAGCGAAAGAATACGTTATTAAAATTTATAAAGAGTTTGACAAAGCTGGATATTATGTACAACACTTTTTACTTGATGCTTCAAAAATGGGTGTGCCACAAAAAAGGGAACGTGTATTTTTTATAGCATTAAGAAAGGATTTAGCACAACCATTTTTATATTATGCAGATATGTTTACAGAATTGCCAAAAATTGATATTCAATTTAACGAACCAATAATCACATTAAACGACATTAAAGACAATAGTGCTAATGATGAAAAGTGCGAAATGACTGATGTTAAAAGAAACATCTGGAACAATAGAATTAATGGAGATAGTAATTTTAGCTGCACATTAGGGAGAATTGAAAACAGACCAAATTCAATGTTTAACAATAACTATTTATATGGAAATAAACCATTAAATACTATTACTTCAAAAAAGAATGATGTGCTTTTTGATGAACCAAGACATTGTAATTTTAACGAAAACACATCCGGGCAAACATACCCAAAAGATTATAACTTTTTAAATATGCCTTATTTGTATTTATTAGGAATGAGTGTGCCACCTGTAATGACTGCACAAATATCAACTAAAATATATGAACAATGGTTGTCGAAGTTGTAGATGCGTCTTTTGGAATTGCACCTAACTCATTTATCTTTGCTATAAACAGATTAATAAACAGATAAAATAGGCGGATAACCGCTAAATATATGAAAATACTTAACAATGTTATTAAGACCGCAGCAGATATTTACGGGGTTGACCCATTAGATAACTGCCGCAAAAGGCCGGTAGTATATGCCCGCAATGCGATTTGTGCAGTTAGTCGGGAGTGCTACGGGATGAATTTAAAGAGCATCGGTAAAATAATAAACCGCGACCATTCAAATGTGATTTACTCTTTGAAGCAGCACGAGATACTGATGCAGTACGATAAGGAATATAAAGCGCAATATGAGACTTTTTATTCACTTACCCACAACCTACCACTTGATAAGGTCAAAGCAAAGCTACTAAAGAAATTACGCCAACTGAATAAAGACCAGCTTGCAGAAGTTTTGAATTTTGTTAATAACCTTAAAGAATAATTTGTTACTTTTGTAGTATTTTTATCGTATAATGGATTTAAAAGAGTTATCTCTTAACGATAGCCATTGGCGTAAAGTTGCCTATAACATAAGCGGATGCAAAGATACCGCAAATGATATAGTACAAGAGATGTATCTGAAATTGCATAACGTAAATAAAGAAGTAAATCCGGCCTATGTTACCCTTACAATGCGGTCTATATTTATTGATATGAATAAATCTACTTCAACAAAAAATAGATTTATTCCAGTTGATGATATTGACCAGTATGATAGCGAGGACAACGCGCCTGATTATGAAAAGGCAAAAGAAATAAATTGTGATTATGAAATAGTAAAATCGGTATTTAACCAGTTGCCATTTCATCACAAAGTGATAATAGAACAAAGTTATATTGATGGCGTTCGTAAATTCAGCAGAGAGAGTAAAATCTATGTTGACTACATTACACGATGCCGTAAACAATTCAAACAAAAAACGTGGGAAGAACTCGGAAAAAAAAACAGAACATCAAAGGAGTTGGAGACGCTATTGCAGCAGTCACTTCAGCAGTTGGCATTGAGCCGTGCGAAAATTGCAAAAACCGAAAGGATTTTCTTAATGTGATTTGGCCATTTAACAAGCCGAAGCCGTTAACGAATGAGCAAATAGAACTATTGCAGGGCGAAGTAACCGATGAGCAGTACATTGAATTGTACAATGAATTGTTTAATCGTGATATTAAAGCCGATTGCAGAAGTAATGTGTTAACCGCAATTAAAAGAAAAGTAAACAGACACTATGCCTATACCACAACCCAATAAAAATGAACGCAAAGACGCCTTTATTGAAAGGTGTATGGCAGATGATAAAATGGGGAAAGAATACCCTATTAACCAACAACGCTTTGCGGTATGCTCGGCACAATTAAAGAATACAAAAAAGCTAAAACCGTATAAATCTGTAAAGCTACAAAGCTATTCAGATTACCCAAAAGCAGCGAGTGAAAATGCAAAGATAGCTTTGAGGTGGGCAGAGCAAAACGGATGGGGAACTTGTGGCACTTCCGTAGGTAAAATTAGAGCCAACCAATTAGCCAAAGGCGATGCCATAAGCGCGGACACAATCGCAAGGATGGCATCATTTGAACGGCATCGGCAAAATAGCCAAAAAGAGTTAGGCGATGGATGCGGTCGGCTTATGTGGCTTGCTTGGGGTGGCGATGAGGGTATAGAGTGGGCGCAAAGGAAGTTAGAACAAATCAAAAATGAATAATCATTTTTTTTCAGATGGAAGAAAAATCACATAATAGAGGTGGCGCACGCGAGGGTGCAGGGCGTAAACCAAAAGCGGATGAAATTAGACTAATCGAATCAATGGATGCTATTGCAGCACCTGAAAGCGTTTGGCTTGCATTGTATGGTAAAGTCCAAGATGGCGATACACAAGCCATTAAAACGTGGTTGCAATATCGCTTTGGAATGCCTAAACAAACTATCGACCAAAATAACAACCATAATATTAACACTTTCGATTTAAAGGACATCCTAAACTTTAAGAATGATTAACTTTACAAATAGTCATATTGAGTACGATACATTTGAATTTCAACTATTTGAAGATGGCGATTTGTGTATAATGTTAGAAAGTGAGAATGGAGATAGCGGTCATATATTGGTTGATATTGATGGCGTTGCAAAGATTAAGCAGTTTCTGATTGATAACTTTAAGTCCTAAATATAAACCGATATTTAGCAACGATACCCGTTTCTTTTTGCTAACTGGCGGGCGTGGCTCAAGTAAATCATTTGCAGTTGGTACATTTGCATCTTTGCTATCTTTTGAGCAAGGCCATAAGATACTATTCACAAGGCAAACAATGACCAGTGCGGAACTTTCTATTATTCCTGAATTTCAGGAGAAGTTGGATTTAATGCAAGTGGGTAGTAATTTTGAAATCAGAAAAAAAGAAATCGTAAACCTTGCAACCGGTACTGAAATAATATTTAGAGGAATTAAGACTTCATCAGGCGACCAAACCGCAAACCTTAAATCGTTGCAAGGTGTAACGACTTGGATATTGGATGAAGCAGAAGAGTTAACTGATGAAAACACCTTTGACAAAATAAACTTTTCAATAAGGCAAAAGGGCAAACAAAACCGCGTTATTTTAATCTTAAACCCATCGACAAAAGAGCATTGGATTTATAGACGGTTTTTTGAAGAAGCGGGAGTACAACCCGGCTTTAATGGTGTGAAAGGTAATACAACCTATATTCATACTTCCTACCTTGATAATATCGATAATTTAGATAAGTCATTTATTGATGAAGCAGAAAGCATTAAGA